CAGCAGCTGTAGAGAACTTAGGTATCCCAGAAATCGATGTTAAATTACAATCTGAGGCGATTGTTGCTAAGACTAGAAAGTTAAAGGCACAATGGACTCCAGAATTTGCTCAAGATCTTAACGCATACCACAGTATTGATGCTGAGGCTGAGTTAACTTCTTTATTGAGTGAATACATTTCAATGGAAATCGATTTAGAAATTCTTGACATGCTTATCTTAGATGCTAACACAACTGAGAAATGGTCTGCAGAGAATAACAAAGTATAGAATGGATCAGCTTGGTCTACTTCAACTTCTGATTTCTACAATACTCAAGGACAATGGTTCCAAACATTAGGAACTAAAATCCAAAAAGTATCTAACAAGATTCACCAGAAAACATTAAGAGGTGGTGCAAACTTCCTAGTATGTTCTCCAACTGTAGCTACTATCTTAGAATCTATTCCAGGATATGCAGCAGCAACAAACGGTGATCAGGATCAATTTGCAATGGGCGTACAAAAAGTAGGTGCATTAAACAACAGATTCCAAGTATACAAGAACCCTTATATGACTGAAAACACATTGTTATTAGGATATAGAGGAACTCAATTCTTAGAAGCTGGTGCAATATATGCTCCTTACGTACCATTAATGATGACTCCATTAGTATACGATCCAGAATCTTTCACTCCAAGAAAAGGTTTAATGACTCGTTATGCTAAGAAAATGATCAGACCAGAATTTTACGGTAAGATCTTTATTTCTGACTTAGCGCAGATCTAATCATCATATATGATTAAGTATTAAGAGAGGCCTTCGGGCCTCTTTTTTTATGTTCAATAAGTAGGAGATTAAGTATTATTTTCGGATATTTATATAAACAAACATAAAACGTTATTCAAATATGCCTTCAAAGCACCACACCGACGATGTTTTCACTCAGAAGAGAAGACCGAAGAATCCAATTAAATTTAACGTACAACTAAACGACGAACAAAAAGAAGCAAAAGCAAAAATATTGAGCTCACCTATTACCGTATTAAAAGGTATGGCAGGTTCAGGTAAAACATTAGTAGCGACTCAAGTCGCTTTAGACTTATTATTTACTAAACAGATAGAGAAGGTTGTTATCACAAGACCTACAGTGTCTAAAGAAGATATAGGGTTCTTACCAGGAAACATTAAGGAAAAAATGGACCCTTGGTTAGCACCAATTTATCACAATTTACATATGTTATACAGTAAAGAGAAAGTACAGAAGCTATTAGACGATGAAACAATCGAAATAGTTCCATTTGCTTTCCTAAGAGGTAGAACGTTTTTAAATGCTCTTGTAATAGTAGATGAAGCACAGAACGTTACACATTCTCAGATGGAAACTGTAATAGGTAGACTAGGTAAACATTCTAAAATGGTAATATGTGGAGATCTAGCACAGATTGACTTAAAAGATAAGAGAGAAACCGGTTTTTCTTTTTTAACTAGACTAGAAGAAAACGTTGAAGGGTTCGTCACACACTCACTTCAAAGAAACCATCGACATGATATAGTTTCACCTATCCTTGAAGTATATAAAACCTTCAGAGAATAACTACTATTTATAATAAACACTCTTAAATGGCAAATATCAAAACATGGGACGGTACAGCAACGTTTACCGCAGGTCAGACTCCTTTCGGCTTTTACGACAGTGATTCTAACTTCCAATCCGATGCAGTAAAGGTATCTAAATTTTGTGGTACAAGATTAGGTTACCCTTTGATGGATGTAGAGTTACAATCTGGATCTTTCTTTGCATGCTTTGAGGAAGCAGTAACTACTTACGGAAATGAAGTCTTTCAATATAAGATTCGAGAAAATTACCTCAATATGGAAGGTTCTCCAACAGGTAGTACTGTTAATAACCTAGTTATGGATGCTGGACTTGAAAGAATCGTAGGTATATCAAGACACTACGGTACAGAAGCAGAAGTAGGAGGTAATGTTACTAGATATTCCGGTTCTTTAAATATAACTGCATCAGTACAGTCCTACGATATGGATGCTTGGGCAATTGCTGCAGGTATTACAGGTAGTATTGAAGTGAGAAAGGTGTATTACGAAGCACCACCAGCAATACAGAGGTATTTTGACCCTTATGCAGGTACAGGTACAGGTATACAGTCAATGATGTCACAATTTGGCTTTGGACAGTTTAGTCCCGGTATTAACTTTATGTTAATGCCTACATCTTACGATGTAATGCTACTACAGGGTATAGAGTTTAATGATCAAATAAGAAAATCAGCATTTACCTTTGAATTAATTAACAACCACTTAAAAGTATTCCCAGTACCTCCTACCGCAGGTAAGATGTGGTTTGAATACTATAAGACTGACGACAAGAATCGATTAAGTACATCAGTAAGTACAGGTAATATAACCAATGTAGCAGAAGTTCCCTATTCAAATCCAACATATCTACAAATTAACAGTGTTGGACGACAATGGATCTTCAAATATACATTATGTTTAGCTAAAGAGATGCTGGCCTACATTAGAGGTAAGTACCAAGTAGTACCAGTACCGGGATCAGAAGCAACCCTTAATAAGCTGACTTATTAGCAGACGCAAGAACAGAAAATACAGCTTTAATGACCAACTTACGTGAGATGTTAGATATGACTTCTAGAGGTAAGCAGTTAGAAGCACAGGCTAAGGAATCAGAAGATGTAGAGAACATTTTAAAGTCAATTCCAATGACAATATATATAGGTTAATGAAATTAATTCCATTAATATTAGAGTTAGAGTACAGAACCTTTGAAGCAATGATCAAAGTACAGTACGGTGAAGAAGGAACAACCGGGTATGATGATGCTATTAGAGCATTACCTGGAGTTACTACAGTAACAGTAGCTTCCGAAGGAGGAGAAGGAGCTATTGCTACATATAAAGTTAAGATTATTAGTCAAAAAGAAGCTATAGAAGCATTTGCATCCTTTAAAGAGACTGCTAAAGCTAAGTATAGTAATATTATCTCAATAGAGGTAGGTGAACAAACAATAGAAGAAAAGTAATGATATTCGGATCAGGTAGAGACTTTAACTTACTAGTCAATATTAACAGAGAACTATTACATGACGTAATAGCACAAGAAGTATTGTACCACAAACTAAGCATTGAAGACTCAGAAACAAACCTTTACGGAGAATCAATGGCGAAGTCCTTCTGGAATGCAGTTAAATTAAACTGTCTTATTACTAGAGGAGACCAAGTAATAGATATCCAAGAGTTTGGACCAGATTTAGGCAGAGAAGCACAGTTTGCTTTTTTAAGACCTGATTTAGAAGATATAAATGTATTGCCTGAAGTAGGAGACATAGTACAATGGCAAGAAGACTTCTATGAAGTAGACACAGTACGAGAAAATACGTTATTTTTAGGAAGAGATAGTAAGTATAACCTTTCATCCTCTACATCTGGTTTCGGCAGCTCACTAAGTATAATTGTAGACTGTCACTTAACTAGAGCAGACAAGGTTGGAATATCAACAGTTAGATAATGGCAGGAAATAAACCAGATATTAACCCAAAAGAAACTAATCTACAAGATAGAGCACTTCAAATCAGTAGAAAGGACGATAATGTACAGAACTATAACGTCGGTATTAAGGATATCGATGAAGCTATACATTTTTATTTTAATAGTGTCTTAAGACCTACAGTAGTACAAAATGGTACCACATTAAACGTACCTTTAGTATACGGCTCACCAGAGAGATGGAAAGCTATGCAAGCTGACGGATATTACAGAGATAAAAACGGTAAAATGCAATCTCCATTAATTGTATTTAGGAGAGATAGCATCGAAAAGAATAGAGAGCTAGGTAATAAGCTAGATGGTAATAATCCTCATAATTTCGGCATATTTAAAAAGAAATTTTCAAAGAAGAACGTATACGATAACTTTAGCGTACTTAATAATAGAAAACCAGAAGAAGAAATCTTTGCAGTAGCAATTCCGGATTATGTTAATATAAAATATTCATGTATCATATATACGGACTACATGGAACAGAATAATAAGATAATAGAAGGAGTTAACTTTGCATCTGATTCGTATTGGGGAGATCCAAGCAAGTTTAGATTCAGAGCAATGATAGATACGTATAATACAGTAACAGAACTAGCACAAGGATCTGATCGTCTAGTAAAAACAGAGTTTGCTATTAATTTACTTGGGCATATAGTAACAGATACAGTAAATGCACTACCCTTTAATACAAAGAAGTACTCAAATAAGACTTCTTTTAAGATTACTGGGGAATCTACTGACAGCCTTTAGTCAATTTTGCTATTTATAATCAATCGGTTGCATATAAGTAAGAATTAGAACATAATTAATAGTATGTCAAGAATATTTAGTGAATTATCAGGTTCGTTAACCTTTAGATCTGGAAGTACCGTACAGGCTGCACTTATTCCAAGTGCAAACGCCTTAGGTCTTACTGGATCATTGAATATAACAGGATCTTCACTTACTTTTAACGGAACAGATGTAATTCAACGTATTGCCACTCTAGAAGCCGGCTCAGTTGGAGTATCCTTAGTGGAGTTAAATCAAGCTTCCGCTTCTTTACAAGCATATACTGCCTCTAACGATATCTCATCAGCATCTTTTGATAATAGAATAGATACTTTAGAGTCAACTACAACAGAACATACTTCTGATATAACAACATTACAAGCAGCTACTAGTTCTTACATTACAGGTACAGGAACTTTAACATCTGCAGGGTTTTTATCATCTAGTAACTCAGCAGTTATATCATCTTCTACCCAGATAGCTGATTTAGGTTATATAACTAACGCAAGTGTAACAGTACCGGCAGGAACCGTATCTTCTTCCCAGCAAATACTAGATTTAGAGTTTTTACAGTCAGATAGTTCTAACATAGTATCATCTTCTACTCAAATAACTGATTTAGGGTTCATTACCTCTATACCAGCTAATGTAATATCAGCATCTGGGCAAATAAGTGACCTAGGGTTTATTACGGCCGCAGGAGTAACCCATCCAGCAGGTATAGTATCCTCATCAGGGCAGATCTCTGCATTAGGATTCATTACTTCAAGTGTATCAGGATCACATACAGATATAACAGCATTAAATACCTATACAGCTTCAAATAACATAGCATCTGCTTCATTTGATAGTAGGTTAGATGTAGTAGAGCTTGTATCTAGTTCAGCCCATATACAAAGACTAGCAATAAGTGCTTCTCAAGCACTAGTTACTACATCTTATGATGAAATTACAGGTAAACCAGCCGGTATTATCTCAGCATCAGGTCAAATAGCAGCATTAGGGTTTGTAACTTCAAGTGGAGCAGCCGGATCACATACAAATATAACAGCATTAAACACATATACTGCCTCTAACGACATAGCTTCAGCATCATTTGATAGTAGAATTGATGAAAAAGCAACTAAATTAACAAATACCTTCGTAGGGCAGCAAATAGTATCAGGAAGTATTATACCCGGCGCAATTAATAACGATTTAGGCTCTTCAGTTAAACCTTGGCAACATATATATGTCAGTTCAGGGTCTATTAAGTTTATTAACCCAGATGGAACTGAACAATCTAACTTTAATAACCAATTTGACGGTAATAGGGTAGTTTCTAACACAGAACACCCCTTATTTAACTCATATAACCCAGGAACAACTAATACCCTAGGTGATTTCTTAGAAGCAGTCTTTTATCCAAATACAGCACCTACTATCTCTACAGGTAATCAGGTAATAGCAGAGTACGAACCAATAGGAACAAACTTAGCCACATTAGCTGGTGCAGATGCTGAATCTCAAGCAATTACATTCACAATTGACAGTTCTTATACAGATGGATATGTAAATATTACAGGTGGGGTACTAAAGCTAGCAGTTTTACCTACAGTAGCAGCATTTAATACAACTAATAGAGGAGATGGTGAATTAGCACACCCCGTAATCGTAAGAGCAACAGATACTATAGGAGCTTTCACATTAAAGACTATATATGTAACAGTAACTGCAAATGCAGCACCACAATTTAGAGAAACAAGCGTTGGAGGTAATGTAATTAGCTCTTTTACTACATCTAGAAATGAAAACGCACCAGCAGGAGAGATAACAAAGATATATTTTACAGATACTGAAACAGATACTATAACAATTACATCAGGATCAGATTCAGGTGATTTATTTAGTATAGTTAAGTCACCAACCTACGTAACTATCAATCAGGTAACTGGTTCATTAGATTATGAAACAAATACAACACATATACTAAGCATTACAGCATCTGACCAACATTTTAGTGATGGAGACGACAGTAATTCATTTGTACAGATTCCTATCACTATTAACGTAACAGATAATACACAACCAACTGTTAATGATCAAACAATTACTGGATTAAGTGAGAATAGCGCAAACAATGC